AAAGTTATCCATGATTTTGTTAATCTGTGAGTAGTCTTTTCCTGGAACTGTATGCTTAAAGATGTATGGTGTATGGTACGTGTTGATAGCAACATTAAGATAATCTCTACTGTATAACACCAGTCCTACTTTTCCAATATCTACAAGGGAACGAATGTCACTCTTTCCGTAAAAGTCACTGAACAGATCATGGTTCTTTCCCTTTTGGATGTAGATCATTCTGTTGGCATCAAACCGTGAGCCATTGGATGTAAGGCCAGTTACCTCAACTGCAATAAGTTCTGATGTTCCAAAATCCACAATGGGTCTTCTTAGTAGTTCTGGTCTGATCAATCGCAAAGCTTGTGGCATCTGATATTTTCCATCTTCGCCTCTCTGCTCTGGAAACATGCCAATTGCCGTTCTTCCCTGCTCTCGTGCAAACAGGTATGCATCAAAAATTAAATCTTTAAGATCAAGTGTCTTGAAAAGATGGTCTACCCATTTCTTGATTTGTGTGGGTGTCACAGGATCATCAAAGAAAGGAACCTCTATTGCAGTCTCCTGCCATTTCTGTAATTTTTCTGGATCCATATTCTCAGCATCTCGTGGAACAACTTCTGTTGTGAATTTTCTTACAACAAGCTTTTGAATGATTATCTGGGATTTTTCTATCCAGGGGTTTTCCTCGTTTAGTATTCTTAGTAACTGGCGAAGCTCTGCAGGATAAGGGTCAACTGATGGGAATATCTGAAAGTTTGCAAACGGGTCTAGTTTTTTGAGCCACTTTGTATTATTACTGGTTGGAAGACCTCTTGCACTTGATGGTCTTATCTGGCCGTCTTGCGCCCATGCAGGTGCTTGTGCAAACTTTACGGGTCCTGCCTTCCAAATTGAGTCATCAATGTCTAATTTGTACTCAACATCTCTTACTTTGACTATGGAAATGCCTTCTATCTGATTGATGTTTTCATCGCTAGGTGTGGATTCTTTCTTGCTCACGCAGGTATTGTTTTATGAATTGAAATAAACAGTATTATTTTCTTATTAATTTTTCATTATTACTTAAGATCGGGAATTCTGTATTCTAATTTAGGTACTGGTATCATGCCACAAGCTGCATTATTCATATCCTGCCCGTGTATGATTCCCAATTCTGTCTCTTCTCTGTCTGCACGAATAATATCAGTTTGTAGTTTTACCTGTTCTTTTGTAGGCTGTGGTTTTCTTGGCAATTTCTCATATTCTGGCTGTGTAATAATTTCAGTATAACTATCATCCCCATATCCTTCTTCCTTAGTGTAAACCGCACTTTTGCATCCACAGTTACAATAAGATCCATCAACTAGCTCAAAGTCTTCTTTGTAATCTATGGAATTATTGTATGTGAAAGTGTCTGGATTTCTATTTCTTTTTGAATATCTCATATAACAAGTATTGTCAAGACCAAAAACTGTGGACATGACATTTAATACTTGAAATCCAGGTTCCATCTTAATCAAACACCTTTGATCCAACTGCAGCTAAATGAAGGCTCTCAAATTGATAAGGACTATCACGACATGGGGAAATACACACATGTATGGGCCTCTTTTGTTTTACTTCATACTCATGGTTTTTGCATAATTTAACAACAATGTAAGGAGAATCAATTTCTACAATAATGCACCCACAATCTATGTAACCACAATTCGAGATATTTCTATTGAATATTTTAACATAGAATGAATCAGGGTCCATCATTGTTGATTGTCCTTAACATCATGACCATAATAACTTGGAGAAACAAATTCATTTGATTTACAGATTAGGTGTATTCTGTCATTAGGAATTATTGTAATACGTTTAGGAACAATCGAATGAAACCCACATTTGTAAATACCATTGCAGGGACAGTTCAGTGAGTCTTCTGTTCTAATCATGGATACATCCTCAGATAACAATCCGTATGAAAGCATTTACCAGCATCAATATTTGGAAAATCAATATCTATTGAATACTGAGCTTCTGCAACAATCATTAATTTTTTACAGTACATACATCGTTTCAATAAAGGCATCATGATTATCACGTATCGGGATTGGTTTTGAGCATGTATTTTTTACACATGTGATTGTACATGAATGTCAGTCCCATCAATGCCCAGTCAATCCTTTCGGATCTTATGTGATTGTCAAGATCACCATTGGTTTTGGTTGCTATTTGATTTTGATTTACTTTAATGAATAGCTGCCATACACTGTTTAGTTCCTCGTTATTCATTCTTTATTACTTTCCCTACAGTCACATACAAGTTTAATCCTCCGTTCTCAATATCGGTCAACCATTCCATATCCAAAATAATGAATCCGTTTCTATACGCTTTCATAGCTTGCCTTTCTTCTATTATTGGTTTTATATCGTGGATATTGTGAAACAATGCTTCTTCAGATATGTGATCAGCATTATACCTCTTTACAGATTTTATCTTAAATTCTATTGTTAATGACATGATTCTTAATAATTTATAAGCATTAAAATATTTTCCTAGGCTGAAACAATCTGTTGCGAGTGCGTGGATTATTCAAGCTAGCTGCAGTCAGACCACCATAAGTCTCTGTTCCCAATATCTTTTCTATTACGTCATCAAAGGACTGATCTGCAGTTTGTGGCTGCGTGGCTCCGTTAATTATTACTACAGGTGAATCTCCATGCTGCAAAGACATCCTACCAACAAAGCAACAAATCATCAGTGCCTTTGTCAGACCATCTAACTCTTCGCCTGGTGCATAGTATGATACAGTTCCCTGCTCTGTGACGTGCTCTGTGAACATCTCCATCTGTTTGACTAAATCCTGCATGTCCTTTGTGCGTACCTTCTTTTCATCAATTGGAGGAAACTGTATTGAGTGATTTTGTTTTAGAGATAATGTAAGCTGCGTCATTTCTGTCATATCCATTACTTTGATTAGCTCAATATCTTCAGGGTCTTTGAGATTCTTTTGTGTGGTTATTGTCTGCACTTCAAACTTTAGTGCGTTTTCCACTGAGCGAATCAGATGCTGCCCAATTAACTGATCTGCAAATGTCATGTGCCATTTTACCTTATCAAAAATTTGCTTGACGTCATCAGGGATTTGGTTCATCTGTTCTCTTTTCCATTGCTTGGCTAGCCTGACATATGCCAGCTTCTTGTATGGATCAATTTCTATTCCAACCATACCAAACACTGTTCTTTGTTTTGTGTAGGATAGTGCAACGATTAGTTGGTTCTTCATTGTTTGGAAACCTTCACCAGTGCATCAGCCAATAATTCTAACCATCTATCGTAAGATTGTTTTGCCTCTAATAGATTCTTTTCAGCTTCTATAACATTATTTTTTGAAGTGTTAACACCTTCCTTTATTTGGTCTAGCAATGTGGCATTTTTACTCATGTTTTTTCCACTTCTGTCTTTTCGCAATGCCATTTGTTGTAGTATGGTTGACTGGTAACAACCATGTCTCCTGCAGGTAACTTGCCAATTTCATAAGCCATACGATCAAGTTCATCTTTGCTGATCCCACCAAATTCTAATTGCATTACATCCTATTAGCTCGCACATAAATAAATCATCATGCCTTCCTCTCTGCCTCTTGTAAGATACGTGGCCTGATGGTGAAGTTATCCCGACTATCTGATTTCTTTGGTTGATCAGCTCTGCGATGCCATCAGATTTCTTATCATGGTATTGTACAGTGTGTTTCTTGTATTCTGTCTTTAACCATTTTATCATGAATGGCTTGTCAACTACCCAGCCATCAGCGTTTGTCTCTTCGGTCAGTCCTGCAGATGTTGAGACGTATTTAATTGGAAGGTGTGAAAATGCCTTTGAAACATCCTCATAGTCAAAGTTCTTTTCTAGCATCATCAGGTGAAAGTTAATCTTTTTGTTCATTGATTCAAAATGATTTGCAACAGTAGAGTATTTTTCCCTCTTAAACTCAATTGCATGTCTGACGTATATTTTTCTTTCAGGCCAAGTTCCTTGCATTCCAACCACACCAAATGAATCTCCTGCCTTTGCAGGATCACCTATTAGCAGATTAAGACTTTTCATATAATTTGATTGGTTCTAAATTGTGTGCATGGTTTAGATATTTGGTTAACAGTGCTTTCATTTCAGATTCGTTCATTGTTTGTATCACGGTCCGAAATTGGTTTATCGTCAGGTTTATTCCAGGGATCATGATTTTTCGATATCCTCCATACTCATAGGTAATGCTGAGAGGATTCTGTTTGTATTTTTTGTGGTTATGATTATCTGTATCTCATCACCTGTATCTTTTACAATTTTTTCTATTTCCTGCAGTCTATGATAGGTCATCCTTCTTTGCATATCAGAAAGTTTGTAATTGATACATTCCATGAGACAGTGAAGATACTCGGATTTTTGTGCAGCTAGGATTGTTTTCATGAAAATGATTAGAGTGTATTTTCTTATTAAGACTAATATTTTCTTATTAATTTATCCTAGTCTTTTTGTTATAACTTTGTGGAGAATCTCCACTATGTTTCTGTTTTTTTCTCATGCCAAAATATTCCATCTGGATCTTTTTCCTCATCATAATCGTCATTATCGTCATTATCGTCATCTGTTAACCATTCAGGTCTTCCTTGCTGGTCTTCTACAGATACGGTTCCAAAGATTGAATCTCTTCCTGCCTTGTATTGGCATAGATATTCTTGTTCTGGATCTTCTGCAGACGAAGCAATCATTTCATTTATCTCATCTGTAGTGTAGAGATTTCCCTCAGCTTCCCAGATGTCATAGACAAAGAATACAAAGTCACTTTCGTTATGATCCATGTCTATCTTGTAAAACATCTTGAGTGGTCCCTTTGGTGTGGATACCAAAAACAGGTCCGCACCGTTTGTTCTTACAATTGGGAGAATTGAATTGAATACTGGCGTATCATCAACTGTTCTCCATTTGGCTGCCTCATCCATGAATATGCACTTGTATTTTGTGTCACCAGTCAGTGCCTCTTCTGATGCAGAGTATGCCCAGACTACAGTGTTATTGACAAGCTTGATGCATATGCCTTCCTTGGTGGACTTCATCCATTGTTCTACTACTGCAGGAATTGACTTGAGCAGTACTGCAAATCTTCTAAGATCCTTTCTGGCAAGCGTTCCAGTTGTAGCTGCAATGATTGCAACGTTTGCCCCTGCATATCTTGAGAAACAAAGATGTAAAATTATGCGCAATACTATTTCAGTAAATCCCATCTGTCTACCTTTCTTGATGTGCATCTTCAGGGCCTTTCTCATCTGGGCTATTGCATCACCAAATGATTTTCTGCCATTGAAGACTTTGTTTGCAAGATCCACCTGGTATGGTGTGAGTGGCATCTCTTCGTTTGTAGCTGGATGCCTTGGCAATCCTACGATGTGCGTTGTGCAGCATGTCGCAGTATGTTTGTAATCAGGATTCCTCTCATGTAGTGTATCGTCATCACACCAGAAAGGCAACGTTGCTAACCATTCACATAATTGAAGAGGGGTGGCCTGTTGATGATCTGTTTGGTCTTTTTGTTCTAGCTCCTCTAGACGAGAATCAAGTGATATCATTGTAATTCAGGTATTACTTGGATAGTCCAATCAATGACAGATCTGCTTTCCACTTTCCTTTACTGACAGTGATTAGTTTCATGTCTCGTAATTTTTTAAAACCAACACTTGTCATTGATGCAGCTTGAGAATATCCTAGCAAGATGGCAAGACCTTCCTTTGTAAATTCCTGGCCCTCTCTTTGATATAGCAGTCTAACCAGTTCTCTTTCCTTGTCCCTTAGAGTTATCACTTTTTTCTGAATCCCTGGAAGTGATAGAATTGGATGTGATTTCTCAAAGTCATTTAGCTGGATATTCTGTTTTGGTTCTGTATTTGATGCAGATGCAACCTTTCTTTTTACAGTCTTAATTTTTGCTGGTTTGTCCTTCATCTGTTGGATCACTTTCTCTGAGATTCCTTCCCTGTGCAATACAATCTTGAATCCCTTATCCATGATTCCAAAGAGTCTCTTGTGATCCTTTTGATATTCCAAGACGGTCATGACAATATGCCCTTCACCGTCAGTTCCTTGACCATGTAACAATCTTGTAAATCTCTGAAGCTCTTGTCTTCTGGAACCATGCAGCCAGGAAATCTCTATTACTCTCTTGATGTCAGGCAATGAAACTCCCTCATCTCCAACCCTTGATACTATTGTAACTAAATTCTCGTGAATCTTATCCAACCTTTGTTTTGTATCACCGTAAACATGAGGTATGTTAAATTTCTTAGAGTATTGTTTTCCCATCTCGATTGAATCTGCAAAGACAATTGTCTTCATTGGTTCCTGTAATAGCTCACCTACCTGTTTTAGTCTGTCAGAATCATTCTTTACAATCCATACGTGCAACGGAGGATTTGCAATTATTTTCATCTGTTTGAAATATTCCCAGTTCATTCCTGTTGGTCTACCAGTAAGTGCAAAGATGAATTCCTCTCGGTTATCCTCTCTTTGTGGAGTGGCTGACAGTCCTATGGTATAATCAGTGGGAACCATTGCAAGTTTTGAGAATTCATTTGATGGTAAATGGTGTACCTCATCAATTATCTTTCCCTTGTATTTTTTGTCCTTCTTGACTCCTGCATAATATGTCATCACGTCATATTCATGAGGCTCCAAATCAGTGTAAAGCTCGATTCGTTCCTTCCACTGTTCTATCAGTAACCTTGATGGTACCACAACTAACCAGGGTCCACGTACATGCGTCATTGCCCACAGTCCAAGGAATGTCTTTCCCGTTGATGGTGGCAAAAATGCGCCAATGTTTGAATACTTTAGAAACTCATCGTAGCAATCTTTCTGGTAATCCCTTTGATCAAAGTCGCATCTCCTGTTAACCAGGTCTTCCTTTGCCACAGGTTTTGGAACAAATGGGAGTATTCCGTCCTTGATTAATGCAGCTAGTAATTCAAAATGTCTTTGCTTGTCTACTAATAGCCTACCGTCCTTTTCTTTTCGTTTAATGAAATTTCCATATTTCTCCCTGGCCTTTTTCAAATCATTACCAACCAAGTGATCGCCTTCAAGATAGATGTCAAGTGGATCAGGGAATTTCAGCTCGTCCTTTAATGCCTGTGGAATTCCACCAAGCCAGTCCACGTATTTGTTTACAAGAAAGATGTTGTAAGATGGAGTGACCTTTTCGAGCCACCCAAACTGGACATCTACAAATTTAGGAATAGAAAGATAGTATTCTCCCTCGTGTTTTCCAGGTAATATTACGTATGGATATTTGAAGAAATTGTCCAGTTCATCCTTGTCAATCTTTGCAGTCTTGATTGACATTGCATATTTTGTTACCTCATTTTGTGCCCAATCTCTGACCTCTTCTGAGCCTTCAGCTAGTTTTGTGAATTCCTGTAATGAATGGGTTGCAGTGTCTAGTGTACGGTTTAACTGCTCAATTTTTAGAGAAATGGATAGATCTTTAACTTCCTGAGTCAATTCAACAGCTTTCCGTTGTGATCCCTGATTACTGTAAGCATAATATCTGGATTGAATATGTATTCCTTTTTGACATTATCAGGTATTGGATCACCTTTTTTCTTTTCAAGTTCCATTATTCTCTCTTCATAGTTCCACGTCTTGGTAGCTCCAACGGATATGTTTACAAGGTATCCTAATTTGCCTGCCAACATAGATAGATGCTCGTCTTTCTCTGTGTAACTTCCTTCTTCTTTTTTGTGCTTATGAAATATGGTGGCCATTTCGTTTATGATGCCATCGATCAATCTCAGGTTGTGCTCTACATTGGACTGGCCTTTATTCATGCAATATATGGTACCCCCTAATCTATTAAATCTTATTAAGAATCAGACTGATTGTTAATAATTAACGGAACAGCTGCCTTAGTGTCTGGTCATCTGCAAACTTGTTTGTAGTCCATGTACTGATGCGGTTTGGATTGTTTGTAGGCAGTACGTAATAGTTGTGCGTTACTGCATCTCCTTTTGGGAATCCGTCAGTTACTCTGATTCTACCATCATCAGTTACTCTTGTCAATGTAGGAGGATCTGTAATTCTTATGAGTCTCTGCTTGTCAAACTCATCTCTCATTATTCTAAAGTTCTCAAAAGTCAATGGTTGTGTTATCGAGTCACCTACCTTTGGTCTTAACTGCGGTGCTTGTTTGAACGAATAGAGAAATTGTTCTGATGGAGTATCCAGAAATACTTTGTAGATTTGCGTATCCATTGTGTTGTTTTATCCCCCTAGACTGATCATGGTGCAGCCCATACACCATCAGCTCTTAAGAAATTGGTAGTTCCTCCACCAGATGCAGGCACTAATCCTTTGAGTGCGCTTGTAAAGAGATTAAGTAATGCCGTTGCTCTTGCCAATGTCAATGATTCTGGAACTCCTGTTCCCGCTGTATCTCTTCCAATGAATGAATTAGTTCCAATGTTTGCCATTTTTGCTAATGTAACTTGTGCATCAGTTATGTTTGCAGTATTTACTGCATTATTGCCAAGTTCAGTTGTTGTAATTGCATTGGTAGCGATTTGTGCAGCTGTAATTGTATCATTTGATATGTTTGCAGCAGTAATTGTAGTAGCTGCAATATCGCCACCTGTAACGGAACCAGCTACAATTTGAGATCCTCCGACTGAGTTTGTAGCCATTTGATTAATACCAATAGTTCCATTTGCAATGTTGGCGTTTGTTATTGTAAGGGCTGCAATTTTTGCACCTGTAACTGCAGCTGTTGCAATTTTCGTACCTGTAACTGCATTGGTTGCTAATACGTCTGCATCTACAATTCCATTTCCCAAGTTTGCATTTGTAATAGTTCCTGCAGCAATCTTTGCACCTGTAACTGCAGCTGTTGCTATCTTTGTACCTGTAACTGCATTGGTTGCTAGTTTGTCTGCGGTTACAGCTTGAGTCCCAAGAATTGCAGACGTTACAGTCAAGAGTGCCATCTTTGAACCAGTAACTGTTGCGTTTGCTAATTTTACACCTGTAATTGTGTTACCTGCAATTTTGTCTGTGGTTACAGCATTGGTTGCAAGCTTTGCACCCGATACTGCCAAGTCTATAAGTTCGCCTGTACCAACAGCGTTGTTAGCGATTTGAGATGCTCCGACTGAGTTGGCAGCTAGTTGTGTAGCTGTGATAACTCCGTTTCCGATCTTTGCTGCGGTAACTGCAAGATCTACTAATTCACCTGTACCAACAGCAGCGTTACCAATTTGAGATATCCCTACAGAGTTGGCAGCTAGTTGAGCAGATGTAATAGTTCCTGCAGCAATCTTTGCTGCGGTAACTGCCAAAGCTGCTATGTTTACGCCCTCAACTGCATTATTGGCTAGTTCAGATGTTGTAACTGCATTGGTAGCGATTTCAGTGGTTCCAACAGCTCCTGCATCAATATTCCAGACTGTGCCTCCTGATGAAACGGTTATGTCACCTTTATCTCCATCTGAGACTCCTGCAGCTGCTGCTCCGAAATCAACATTTGCACCGTTGGCTCTTCCAAAGAATTGATTTGTAGTTGAGTTATACCATATGGATCCATCTGTTAATACTGAAGGGGTTCCAGCTACATCTCCAAGTGAAATTCCTGGATTGGTTGCACTATGAGGAAATGTTTGTGTCAATCCTGCAGTGTAGGTATTGGTTTGATCTGTTTGCACTACAGTTGCAGGTAATGTCAAAGTGACAACACCTGCATTATCCATTGTAGCATCTCCAGACATTGTAACTGCAGTTGCAACACCAGATGCATTTCCTAACCAAAAGTTAGCTGATGCAATATTTGGCAGAGATGCATATCTTGAATTGATGAAAACATTCAAAACTCCGTTTGTTGGATTAGCCCTTCCAATTCTGCCAAGAACCTGAATGCTTGCAGTTCCAGTTGGCCTAACATTTGTAAGTGTGTTGCCAGTTGTTCCAGATGTAGAAAGATAGATTGTTTGATTTGTAGAAAATGCACTTGTATCAAAATCTTCTAGATTTCCAGTCTCTACTATGAGACCAGTTTGACCATTTGAGATATCCTCTTCAACTATTCCTAGTGCTGGGGTTGGGTCATTGGCATCAGCTAATACTACATTTGCCCTGCCAAGACCAACATTCCATGTGTCTTCCCTTACAGCATCGCCTTTTGCCAGAACAGCCCCTGAAGTATTCTGAACTTGAATGTGAACTTGGTTTGCGTCTATCTTATTTGTGATATCAGTCGCATTAAATCCAACTACATTACCTTGTATGAAATCATGTTCACCGTCACTACTCAGTTTGTATCTTATTGTAGGATTCACTGAACCAGTTGGTGTTAGGAAAATTGAATATCTTCCTGGAGTTGAAGTTGCAGAAAAATCGTCATCAGCTGCAATCTGTACTGCCCCACCTCTACGCCATGCAGCAACAACATCTCCATCCCATCCATATCCTGTTAAATCAAATAATGTATCATCAAGAGCCGTTACAAGTGGAGAGGCAATTGTTCCGTTTGCACTTCTTCCTATGAAATTTGCACCATTTCCACCGCCATCATATGTCCTTACATCAACATCGGCAGTTAGTCCTTCAGCCACTACAGTTACAGTTTCTTGTAAAGTTGGGTTTCCTGCAAATACTAGAGGGCCACCGCCAGTTTCATCATCAATAATTCCTGCGAGTTGTGCAGAAGTTGTATTTGCAAAGAATGAAAGGTTATCCGTGTTTCTGGCAATTGATGCATCTAAAGTTACAACTCCTGTGCTTGACATGGTTGCATCACCGCTTACAGTTTGTGGCAATCCATTGGTTCCAGCGTCACCGATTAGAATTTGTCCGTCTGGAATTTCAACTCCTAGCTGTACAGCTGTAGAACTTGCAAGTGTTATTTTTATTCCCTGAGTTACAGTCATAGTTTTGAATTGCATCAGTTTTGTAACTGCATCAACAGAATCATACCAATTGATTATTCCAGGACCAGATGCTATATTTTCTCCACCAGCTATTCCATAGGGTAAAAACACCAAGTCAGTTGTATCAATAACAATAGGAGCTGGTGTAGTTAGCTGCCATGATGTATCTTTATTCACTAAGCCTTGTGTGATGACAATGACTGCCCCAGCTAAGAAATCAACACTGGTTGCATTGAAATCTCCTGGTCTTGTCCAAGCTCCTGCACCTTGAGTAATCCAAACTCCGTTTTCTGATTGGTCTGTTTGGCCTACAAGAAGTATTCTATCAAAAGTTGTTAGTACTCCATCAATTGTTTGTTCACCTGACAACGTTGCAATGTTTGTAGTTGCAACAAGTTCTGCGGATCTTTTCCATGTATTTTCCGCATCAATAAAAACATCTGTTCTATTGTCAAAAGTATTATTGATGGCAAATACTCTGTTGCCAGTAAAGTTTAATCGAGGTTGTTCAGGAAGATCAACACCTTCGTTTTGTATAATGTGTCCACTTGAAGCGGGTGTTTGCCAATTAGCGTTTACACCATCACTTGTGAATACTGTGCCAGCTGGACCTATTAGTAATTGAGTCCATCTAATCCCACCAAAACCATCTGTTCCAACAACTACTCCCCCTTCAGTTACCGCAGAGGCAAGAGTATCTGGATGAGTTATAGAAAGCAAGTCATGAGGTCCTGATGGAGGAACAGCTAATGTTCCGTCATCTCTAAGGAATTGCGTTCCGTCAGGAGTTCCAGTACCGAGATTTGCAATTGGTACTAAGCTACTAGCATTTAATGGAGCATATCCATTAGCTACTCCCTTGTTTGCTGAATCTTCCTTTGCGTCTATCTGTGGTTGAATTGCTGAAGTTACTCCATTTACAAAACCTATTTCATCGGCAGTTGTTACTGATGAAACAATTATCCCTGATCCATCACTAACCATTGCAGCGTTTGGAGCTTGAAGTGAATTAGCTCTAACATATGCAAGTATTCTGGAAATAGAAGTATTGAAACTTCCTGTCCCTCCTTCTGAGATTTCAAGTATCTCGGTTCCGTCCAGTGTTACCTTTGGATTTAGAGAATTAATTGTTGCAGTCATTGTTATGCCCTGCTCCCTACTGGTTGGAATCTTTGAATTAGAATCTCTTTGGCCTTTTGGTAAACCCCTTCAGCTTGCAGTTTAGCCTGGTCCGTCCCAGTGGATTTTTTCCAAAACAAGGCAGTGGCATATTCGGTAGTAATTGCCACAAACCAGCTCTCTAAATTATCAGGATCAAAATTGTTTAAAAATAATGCTTCCATTGCCATGCTTGCATCTTCGTTTGCCCTCTTGATTTTCTCAAGGATTATATCATCTACAGTACCCACTTCGGCAATGTCTTCTTCGATTCTTTCATCATCGGCATACAGTGGAATTACTACTGACATGCATAATTTTTTGTATTAATTAGATTTACATATATTTAATTTCTTATTAAGAATGACACAAGCATTGACATTTTTTCCAAGTGCATAGATCATGTTTATGCTGCGCACATTTGAAACTAAAATAATGCAATGGTGTCTGTATCCAGATGGATTCATCTGGTTTGTCTTGTCTATTTGACATTGTTCTTGTCCTTTATCTTTTGGATAATTTTTTCAAGGTAGACAATCTTTGTTTTGTCATTTACGTTCATGTAGTTCATTATTTCATCTATCTTGGCATGGATGTTGGTTATCCTCATTTCATGAAGCTGCATGTTTGAGATCATCAATTTCTAACCTTCTTTTTGTAAAACATTCTCCAAACATGATCACATTCAAGGCATTGCCAACGATCATAATTGGATTTATTATCTGTAAATGACACATGCTCACTATCACATTTAGGACATTCCATTATTTCTTACCATCCAATTGCTTACAAGCTGTTGCGGTTCTTTGATGAATGGGTACATTCTGAAAATATCTTTTACATCGTGGGCATTGAGTTTTAGCATATTTGCCAGGTTTTACAAGTCCAGTTAATCTAGGCATCAGGTTACATCCTCGAATTCTAAAATTATTTCTCCAAGTCTGTCATATTCGTCCCATTCTCCAACAAAATTGGATTGTCTTTTTTTGAGACTGGCTATTTTGTCTTGGAGGTTCATTAGTTCACTCCCATTTCTCTAACAATCATCTCAGATAGTCCGTCTGCATAGATGTCTTCATGTCTGTCTGAGCCATTGAAAATTACTGTGTATGTGTCAGATCCATTTTCATATTGAATCAATACGTTTGAAATTTTCTTTGGATTTCTTGGGACTTTGAGATATAATGCGGTTTCACTGAAAATTTGTGGTTTTACTCCAGTGTATGCAAAGAATGGAAATCCATTTACACGAGAAGCTTTAAGTTGTCTAAAAATCTCTTCTGCTACTTCGTTGTTTTGTGTTGTAATTGTTTTATTCATACGTATACTGTACAATACACCATATATTAATTATACGTATAATGTATAGTATGTCATTAAATACTTTATATTAGATACCATGTTATGAAATGTGTGAGTAAAAGAATAGTGATAACGCCTTGCTGTGAGCATGAGCAGGCCACCCAGAAGAAAAAGAAAGAGATAATATATTGTACACGATGTCATAATCCGTTTGTTGAAAATTAATTTTTACCTTATGTTTCCTTGCACAATATTTCTTCTATTTCGTCAAACAGTTCCCTGGCATGGAAATCGCTTCCATTATGGGTCTTGATTAGTTCTTTAATCGTGTGAATATCTTTGACACACCAAGGACAGATACATTCAATCACTGCTGCTTTTCCACGTGTAATTATGCCCTTCAGATACCAATCATCCAAACTGATTGCTTCAGTTTGACAGATTAAACATGAATCAGTCACTTACTTTCCTGATCTTTCATGAAAGTTATAACAACACTTGCATTCTCTTTCTCTGCACTCCGAATTAAGAATATGCTCACAGATTCCACAATCACACATTTTTTACGTGTCTCCAGTTTTGTTTAAGAGCTGAATTATTGTCTCTTGGTTGGAAATAATCTGTTGACTAGAATCCAGTAATACCCATTGATGTATTGTCAATACAAAAAACAATAGCCCAAACATTATTCCTGTCTGTATAATTATGAGTCCAGAGCTAGAAGTCATGGTTAGTTTTTGAGTCCAAGATCTGGTAGATAATCACGTCTGAGGTATTCTTTACCTTGATCCAATCTAATGTCTACCTCAATCATACTGATCATTCTTTCTATTTTCCATAGTTTTTCCTCCATATATTCAGGAGAATAGAATTTGTCTTTGATCATAAATCCCTCTTTTGGGAGTCTGTTGTTTTCATTCATTGCCCCAGTGATATTACATCGCATGGTTCTCATCCAGCATTCCAGGTGTTCCTGTGTTATCATTTCTTATTAAGAAATATTATCATATTAAAGTCATACGTATATTATAAAGCAGCTCAGGGCTATTTCATTTTGTGTTTTCTCCATCGTGTTTCCTTGGACAGGGAACATTACAATCAATTCAGGGAGATTTCATACTCGCCTGTTAAATTGTCAGACATTTCGAGACTGTGGATCCCATTGAAATGCTCTAGCTTTTTCATCATCGCTGCTGGAATAATCTAATGTCTAAAAACTGTAATTCGTAGTTTAGATTTTCTGTCTACTGGTTTTGTTCTCATTCTTCCACCACAGCAAGGACACCAAAGCCCTTCCCATTTTACATGTCTTTCGCAGTTTCCACACCATCTGTTCTCAGGATAATATGACCCATTTCTGGTTCGATGGGCTTTGTACATAGACCTGCATTTTGACACACACCAATTCATATTCTTATCTTCGCCTTGTAAACTGGGTCCAGGACTTGATAAAAGGATTTGTAGTTCCATTGTTCAAAAAAGAGATTTGGCGCATCTCGTTCATCAATGTTGATTACTATTACACCGTTTTCTTCCATGTCTCTTTGCTGTTCTGCATCCTTTGTCGATGTCTTGTCCCCTGTATGATGCTTGTCCTGCACTCGGATTGCATGGAGTTTTTCCTTGTCAAACATTCCAATATCAATAGATGCCTTTTTGTAGATCTCGTTGTAGAGACTGTAACATTCTTCTGAGACAAAATCACTAATTGATTGCTGTGTCCAAAACAATGCATTTGGAAATACTATCTTTAGAATTCTCAGTGTTGTTCTTTCCCCACGTCCTATGAATTGCGCACTCATTGAAAGTATCCTTTTCCTTCAAACAGTTGCAGTCTGCTCTTGTCATAAATTTCGTAAATGTCATCGTAATCGGTAACTCCTTCTATTGTTTTTAACAGATCCAGGGCTTTTTTCCATGCAATGTTTCTTTCTGGAGCTGTGCATTTTGCAGAGCATTTCTCCACATGAGGATATTCAAAGCCAGGTGAGTTTAGCTTGAACAGTACCTCCTGAATTAGATCATAGTTAAACGGGATTGTTTCCAGGGCTTCATCCATTTTATGTAATATCTCCATGCATGCCTTGTCATCGGCATGATTTGGTTTGTAATTTGGATTAAGGATTGGTTTTCTCATTTTAGCTATTTTTTAGCTTTCTCAAAAATAACTTTATATTTTTCATTTCTCATGTTTAGTTGTTTGATGTGTTCCTGGCATCTCTTGAATTTTTGATTATTTACAGTAATTATGGTTGCTGATTTTCCACACATAGAACATTGCACTGTCTTGCACTGTGTTGGAAGTCTTATTTTCTTCATGTATTTTTTCTGGTTTTTTCTTTTCTCGGTTGGCCTGTCATCAGCATATGCCTTTTTTGGCATTGGATACCAACTCATTGGTCAAAACACCATTTACAGTCAGGAGGATGATTTTTGTACAGTTTGATTTGGTCCTTTACCTTTTCTTGATTTTTATGTAAAAATTTTATGATTCTTCTGAATCCAGTGTGTGTGATTATGGTAGTTTGAAATTTCAAACCATTGTAGGAAGTGTAAGTTTCAGGCATCGTGTAAGTCAAGGGATATATCCACCACAATTTTCATAATCCCTAACAAACCTATTGTATTGTTTCCATTCAAGAACTTGACTAAATGTAATTCCGTTAGGTTGTAGTTTTCTTTCCATTTGTAGAATCTTTTGATTTGTGTCGCTCCAATATTCTTCATCATCTTCTTTTGTGGTGCTCCAAAATTGTTTATCTTGTTGTGGCATTTTAATTAAAATACATCCAGTTTTGTCTGGTCTCTGCATTGCTTTGCATGCATTTCTTGCTGGTATGCATCTAGATTATTGAGATCCTTTCCGCAAAGATTGCACTTGGAATCTTTTAGAGTCCCAGGATATTGTGATTTTGACACGGGTCTATCATTCTTTACTCTTGGTGATAAGAGCTAATTCGTGGATTGCATGCCAGGAATCACAATCAACACATTTTGTAAATATCCGACTGTCAGGACTAATAGTGTAATTTTCAGGGTTTTTCATCATAGCTTCACCAATAATCTTTATTTCTTCATTGGAAAAACTCATCAGTATTCAGAACTCCTTTTTCTGATCTGTTCATCCATTAGTTTTTGATTAAAAACTTCAAGCTTCTTAATCTTATCGGTTATAATTTCAAATCTTTTTTCAAACGAGTTATTAGAGTCTACCAATTCGTTTACTACTTCAGGTTCGAGTACTCTTTTTTTAATTATCATTTTTTCTTTGGTTCTCTAATTAACAAGATAGTGTTTTTGTTTGGAAACCACCAAGATATAATTTGATGAACCTCAAAGTTATGTTTTTTTAAAATTGGCAGTATTGGATTTAAACTCACGGACCCATCTTTATCATACTTGATATGAATTCTTTCCATGTCCGTATCACATACTCCAAGCATTACAGATATTCCCAATTTACGATTTGTCATCTTTTTTGAAATTAACTGTTTAACTTGTCTAGATTTCATTTTATTTTATTATTATTATATTATTGTAATACATACAACATACATACATACATACAACATGCAGTTTAGTTAAACTTCTTTTGTTCAAATCTTTTGTCTTTTTCCATCTTCAAGTGCATCATAAATCCGTCAAGTTGGCCTGCAGTTAGTGCCTGCGACCACTGATCAATGTTTTCTGTTTGGATCATTTCTTGCATTTTCTCCCTGAACTCATTGGCTTTATCAGGGTCTTTCATCATTTCTTGATAATCCATTACCTTGTTTCCCACCTTAGCTAGTTCCCGTATGCACTCTGAAAGATTTGAAAATTGGCCTTCAGGGTTTTGGTGTGTTCGAACCTTTTTTTCGTATTCGTCAAGGTCCCTCATGTCAAGCCTCAAGCTGATACTAATGGATCTTTTTATCATGATTGATTTCCCTGTATTTCACATACTTGAGGAATTGAGGCGCAGTATCCCACATGTCTACACTCTTTACTTTCACAGAACATACATTCCAATCTATTTTGGACAAATTTTATCTCAATGACTCGGTTCATTTTATTATCTTTTAATAATACACGATCTGGATCAATTGAAATTTGTTCAATTACTGGACTAAATTTTGCAAATGTTTCATCTTTTTTCATCATTTCTTCCAACATATACGTGAGATATCCTGCAAAACTGTTGACTCCTTTACTGTACATATTTTCTTTATTTGCCTGATAGACATTGAAGAATTTATCATAAATTGTATCCTTGACGGTAATTGATTTGAATCCAGCTTTAGGCATTAACTTTTCTCCTTTTTTGTTAACCAAATCTTGTTTAGTTCCTCGGCTTTTCTAATTGCTTTCTCTTTGATTGTATCTGGCATGGAATTCAAGACAACATAGTATATTTTATCAGGAGTTTCTAGTACTGCAAACTCAACAATCTTTGCCATTAGTTTAATCTCTTCCAGACTTCAGGTTTGTAAGCTGCTTTCATTATCAGCCAGACCAGGATTCCTTCTTTCTTCTTTTCTTGTGCATAATCATAGAGTAACTGAGATTCCTTTGGGCCGATGTATGGTTTCACGCTTGAGAATTTTAACTGTGCCTCGTGCTTGTATCCTTCCGCATCAGTCCATTCCACATCAGTTTTACCGAGGGATAATGGATGACGAAGAATTTTTGTTGCACCTTGCTTTTTCATTCTTTTGAGGAATCGTGTCTCATAGGAATTCCCTTTCCTTTTGTTTGGATGTGTCATTTTATAATCACGTAAGGTTCGCCATCAATACTAATACCCACATAATTTTCAAACCAGCCTCCCATTCTGTGGTATTCAACTCTTTCAGTCATTTCCTTTTCTTTGTTTGGATGTGTCATTTCTCAGTATACCTCTTACCGCATAGACAGATGAAGATTTGGCATGAATCGCCTGAGCATGTAATCTTTTGAAGATGCATTGAACAAGACAAACAGTGTGGAATCATTCAAGTTTGCCTGTCCATTTTTCACATAAAAATAGTTTGTGTGCGGTCAACTCGGCAAGTCCATTAAGAGTATCAATAAATCTTTTTCCACATTTGTCACATTCCATAAGTAATCATTTTGCGGTCTCAGAAAATTCTCTAAGATATTCTTCATCCAATACCACGTATGGATCACCGCTTCCTTTGGTGTTGGGCATGGAAATGAAATTAACATTATCAATACAGGATCTTATCTCATCCTTGAAGAATTTATGAAAAGGATCATGATATTTTTCAGGTACATAGATTGTTTGTATTTGCATAATTTGTGCAGGAATGTTGAATTCTGGAAATGAGTAAATCACATTTACGCCCATGCGACACAACTGTTGATTAAAAAACAATTGTACAGCTTCTGCAGTATTGGCTCTCTGTTTTGCCTCGATAAGATATGAGGATTTACCCTTAGTTATGAAAAAATCTGGCCTGGTCCTTACAAACAGTGAGGACGTGTTATAATATTTTTGCAAGTCAAGTATTTGATTTGCATTAAACTGCTTCTCATATCCGTAATCAATTACCATGTCATTATCAGAGAGACCAAACCTTTCTCTGATCTCTTGCTCAGTTACTGTGAAACTTTCAGGTTTTATTGTTTGCAATTGCAAGCAGCCTCCGTGCATTCTCAAAGTGATCTTTGTCTACTTCACAACCAATGAATTGTCTTTCCAGTTTGTTGGCAGAGATTCCAAATGTCCCAGATCCTAAGAATGGATCATAGACAATTTCATTTTCTACTGTTGTATGTTTAATGTAATAGTCAGATTCTGCAGTCGATTGAGCCCATTCATGTTCGTCCTTGTCAGGTTTTGTGGATTTGACAAGATCAGAAACATAGTCTCCCTCATACTTTCCTTTTGTAAACCATAGCATGGGTTTCCATGCAACCATTGTCTTTGACGCATGAACCGATGTGGATGGTCCTGAATGAATTATTGCAAGAGGCCAATGAAAGTCCAATCCGTATTTTTTCATAAAATTACAAATTTCAGGTATGTTTTTCTGGCCTACAAAAGTGATTAGAGAGCCACCATCTTTTAGAACTCTTGCAGCTTGTTTTGCCAGGTCTTCAAACAGGGGAAGAAATTCATCATGGTATGGAGGGTCTGTAAAGATTAGAGATATTGAACCATCAGCAATTGGAGCTTTTTGAAATTCACAATTATGAAGGGTGATTGATTCGGGAAGAATAATTTGATCATGTTGAATCTGATCTTCACGTATACGTTTCTTTTTTAATTTTTTTAGTTTAATGTAGACTGAATTTGTAGTGGTTTTATTTTCATTGTTATCTATGGCCTCAAACAGCTTGGCAAATTTGGGATTTGTTTCAGACTCTTCCTTAATTTCCTCTAATTTTTTGATTGTGTTTGAGGACAATCCAGTATATTCTGCAATCACATCTCTAGATTTCTTCTGTGAACTTTGTGGAGAATCTCCACTATGTTGATTTATATCATTTCTGTTTCCTTGACGTTTTTTAGCTTCTTTTTTAATCTCAGGCTCTAAGGCATTTTTTATTGATAAAACTTCTGACTTTGTAAAATTCTTGCGTACACTATTTTCATGAAATTCACCTAGCGTTAAATCTTCAAGATTTACAATATGAACAGGTATTTCAGTCCAGCCAATCTTTTTACAAGCTTCAACCCTTCTTTGACCTGCAATCAGATTATAGTTTTCATCAACTACAATCGGATGAAGTAGGCCAATTTCCTTAATGCTTGAAACCATCATTTCAAGATCTCCAAACTCCTTTCGGAATCTAATACCAATTTGTATTTCAGATATTGGGAGTTTTGGAGTATCTAGTTTTTGTCTCATGCTAGGTTCCTCACTACTGCAATTTTCTTGAATTGCTTTTCGTCTGTCTTTAACAGCATTATCTTTGAGAGTAAAGAGTCACCTGTAGGAAGTCCAATTTCTTTTGAGATGACACACATTGATCTTACATAGTTGCCATTTTTTACTTCCTGGACTGTTGCAATAGGATCTCTCTTTACGATGTAGATTGTTTCCAGGTCTTCCTTTGACTGGATTTCCATCTCACCCTTGCTTGTAAGTTCTGCGAATTCCTCAACTGTGAGCCAGTCCTTAACCAGCTCCCATGATTTCTTTTCTGCCTTTTCATGTTGAATCTCTTCTGCGGTTCTGTTAAGTTTCAAAAATTTGTTTATTTTGCTAAGATGATATCGTATCTTTCTGAATTGTCTTCTGTCATACCATTTTCTTGTTGATTGTAATCTGTCAAGGTCTGATGTAACCGTCCAGGTCCCATCAGCTCTTAGGAACATAGAAGCTGATCCAGCTGTAGCGGTGTAAGTTTGATTTCTCAGTGGATCATAAGTTGTGCCATCAGTACAACTGTTTTCCCAAATATCGTGTCGTTGATTCATCAATAATTGTTGATTGTGATAATTAGAATCGGTCTCCAACCTGGTTCTCCATTGTTCGAATCGATCAGGTTCTGACTCTTGCATCTCATCCAATGGTGCAAAGTCCCAGGTTCCAGTATTGTCTTGATTGCTTCCAAACCATGCAAAAGAAAAAGTATTGGTGGCGGTACTATCCGCATTGAAATCAAGGTTGCCTGAGGTTCTCAACCTCCAACCGTCAAACCGTGATCTCAATCTGTTGCCTGAATCCAATGGTCTGAACACATGCCTAACGTACACATTTTTTTGGTTGCAAACTCTTCGCATCCTTTGATGCAGCAAGGTTTTGACTTGATGATCTCAATTACATCCTCACCAAGGTCAAGATTGATTAATCTCCCCATCTCAACCACTCACCACTGGTTTTGCAATGAGACGTTTCTTGACATGCTTTGTCAGGATAAACTTGGTGAGTTTCTCATCAGTGACTTCCTTGGCATCGTGAAGTACCATAAACACACCTTCGGTTTCATGGTATCCATACAGATAGTACCCATCTTCGAGTTTTTCTGTTATCAATTTCTTGATGTCTCGAACATGTTTTTTGTTTGTAGGATCATAACGTTCTTCCTTATGTCCTTCTGTTTTTGTCATGATTTGTAATGTTTCCATGATTGTAATTTAGAAAATTGTTTTTAATTCGTTGCAGTGTTTATGCGTCCAAAAATAGACGGTATCATTCCCATAAATCAAATTGCTGTTTCTTATGGTCAGCCCATTGACGATAAAATGATAATTATAATTCATGATTAGTTCCAACCTCTTATTTTTTTTGCCTGCATCATATGCTTGCACTGCAAGACATGTCCATGCTCATTCTTGAAATTTTGTGTACTTCTGTTTAGAAAATCACCACACCCACAATACTCTGCCTCGGATGGATTTTTTGTTATTCTTCCAAGATATGCAATGTAATCCTCACGAAATAATTTTTCTGTCTTTATCACGTTGTAATAGCAAAACTTTTCAGTTTCGACAGTGAATTGTATCCTTACGTCTTCTGACTTTTGTACTCTCTTTTTCTGGGAGAATATCTGTTGTGAGGTTTCCATTAGAATTTTCTCCTGTTGGTGTAATCGACTAATTCATTGACTTTTTCACGAAATTCTCCAAAAATGACTATTGCGTCTGTAAGACTATCTATTGTTTTTGCTTGTAATGGTTTTAGATTATAGATTTTTGAATTTTTTCTCTTTTCCTTTTCAGCTTGCTCAAGAAGTCCAGCTAATGCTGCAATTGCCTTTGGAATATTTCCTAGCTCCAGGAGCTTTATGACATCATCACAAAATACTATGACTGCATCTGCGTGGACCATTATTTTTTATCCGCCTTATGATGATGAGTTTTCTGGTGTTCGTCACGTTCTTGTTCTATGAGAAAATGTCTGGTGCATCCACCGCAACCAAACTGAAATCCAATACCTGCCAATTTATCATTATTCAAGAGGCTATAAGCTCCTGCGCAAATTTTGTCACTTCGGATTGAAATTTTTCTGGGTCTTCAATTGCCGAAACCTCTAGCACTGCAATCTTTTGCATGGTTTTGTATGTTTGATCTTCCTTGTGCTTCTGACATACGATGTAGGTCTTAATTCCGTGACTGAAATCAACCTTGATCAGAGATATGGCTGGATCCATACACACGAAGCATTGAGTCATGTATCTTCAGCAACCTCCATTTCCATTGTATCCTTGAGGCAATTGTACAAAAGATCAGAGTCACATGACTTTTCAAATAACACATTCATGATTGCGATTCCCTTTTGGTTTTTGGTCTGGAGGGTCTTTGTAAGAAGGCAGCTTGCCACTCGCAGAAATTTTGAAGCGTCTGGAGTATGACCTTTCTTGTATTGCTCGATGAAGAATGGATGATTTCTTAAAAGTTTGGTGAGCTCCTCAATGGTCTCAGGTACAACGGAAAATGAGATCTGAGGGTTCTGCTTGCGCAGTTCGGGTTTCTTGTGCATGTGGTATCCTAATACACAACAAGTTTCAATTTAAGTCTGTCTTATTATCTAGTCAGTCAAACAACATAAACAACAAATGCAACACAAGTAACTAAGGTAATGTTTTTATGATTAGATGTTGTCAAACTATGATGTAGTAGAATGGGTTAAGTGCATGTGGTGTGTTTACTGATCTGTTTTACTACAACTGTTTTTTTGTTATAGATTGATCTGTTAGTGGATTGGCTATTTATCAATTTCCATAAATGGTAATGAATAGTTGAAATAATACAAAAAAAGAATTTTGTAAACGCTAAAATAGCTTATTGAATAATTGCATTTACAAATAATGTAATTTCAATTATTGGAAAATTGTAATGTAACTTTTCATTTTATGGAATTGTGTTTTACAAAAAATGAAAAATGGAGTTATTTCTTATTCAATATCTCTTTTAGAAGAACTTCCATGTGCTGTATCTGTATTCCCTGGTGTATTGAATTCTCTTGTTGCAGTGATAATTTCTTTTGGAGGTCCTCAATTTCATCTGACTTTGTTTCTAACTCTATTTGCTTTTCGCGTAATTCGGTATTCTCTTGCTCTTTTTTCTCTATCTCTATCTTGTCTCTTTGCGTGTCATCTATGGTAAGATCAAGAACAGCTTTTCTAAATTCCTCAAAACATTCCTCCATTGTGGGTTGCAGATAAGTTCCATCAAGACCTCTTTTGTGAGCCATTAATTTTTCTGCAATGTTTGAATTTACCGAGTTGTTTAGTTTTAGGATGGTGTTGAATCTCTTTCTAAATCCGTATATGGGAGCTTTGTCAAATCTGCGACCTACTCTGGTTCTTTTAATTCCTGCCTTTGGTATTGTTCTTTCCATTATTTCCCGTGCAGAAAGTACAGACATTGGCCCTCCTTTTGTAGATCTGCTATTGCTAACAATGGCAAATAATGGTGATTCATCATCTATGATTTCACCGTTTATCTTTCTGGCATTGTGATATGATTTTAGTGCATCATAAGCTTCTGGTGTGAGAAATGCCCAATATCCTTCAATGGAGTTATCATAAATTCTAATGCCACAGCACCCGTCAGGCATCTCTACTATGTGCTTCATACGCAATACTGGGTCAGTAATTGAACCAGGTCTTGCACCCGTTGAGGCAAGAAAGTGAATGAGTGCCTTTGACCTGAGATTTGGAACCACACTAAGCATTTTGTTAATCTCATCAGTCGTAAATGGAACTGCCCCTGCCAGGATGGATCCGTCCTCTGGTAACTGTTTTAGTAGTATTTTCTTGTGAATTGGAATGCGGTTCATTTCCAGCATTAAAAATACAGAGTTTAACATGCCCTTGATTGTGTGATTTTTTATCTTTCTTTTCTTGTGGTGATCGATATAATACATAATATGATCATGAATTGTGTCACTATTTTGAGCAAGGTATTTGTCCCAATCAGTAATCTCAAAGAGTCGTTCATACCTTCTGAGTGTTCTTTCATAGCCCTCTCTTGTTTTTTGACTGTTAATTGAGCTGCTAAATACGTCAATGGCAGACAGTTTTAACATGATTTCAAAAATCCTCTATAGTTAGTACAGTAGCACCTACTTGTTTACAATATGGAGTAACATCATCAGGATTTCTAGCATAAAGCCATTTGACTGTCAAATCAGGCATCTCAATTTTAACTTTATATTTAATGTCTTGTTCTATCAATTTCTTTCTAAGTTTAGCAATATTGTCTTTTGACCATCCTTTAGTCGTAATATCTAACCCTCTTTTCATATATTATCTAATAAAATAAAGTATAAAAATACTCACTTTTCACTTTAACACGTACAAATCTTACTGTAGTTTATGAGTAAAAAATGACTTTATTCATGTTGGATCTTCCCACAATGCCTGCATTTCAACGTGCATTTGTCACATAGTTCCCAAGGGTCCCATCCATGAGGACACGCATCATTAGTCAAAATGAGTCACTTTCATTCCTGGTTTTTATTGCTGGTAGACCTTCTTGAGATATGAATTTCTGACAACCACATTTTTGGCCACCATCACAATATTGTTTTGTATCATCATGTAAGTGTCCACATTGGCAGCAATGATTTGGATGATAAACAGAATAACATTCAGAGTATGGCCTCATTAAGAAACGTGCATATTGGCTACAAAGATCACATTCTTCTTCAGTCAAATCTAGTTATTCTCCCACAATCATCACAGACCATGATGAGTTTACCCCAGTTATTCATACTTGTTATATCATGCATGTTTACACTCTTACAGAACTTGCAGATTTTTTCAGCCATCTAACCATTTCTCCTTTCATAGTCTTCACAACTGCCTGCCTTTCCTGATTTGATATCCTTTGATGTGGCTCCGCAATATTCGCAGATACCTGTCCCATTAGTAGAATGCAATCTCATTTCTCCAGCACAATGTAAATCAAGAGGATCCATCTAATCCCTTTCCTTCATTCCTTTTAGTGGGAAATAATTTCCACCATCTACGGTTACACCTGCTTGAATTAATCCATATGAGACATAGTTACAATCTGGACTAAGACACTCCTGCTCGATACTTGGACCCAATTTGCGTAATTCGTCATAGCTTGGACTGCCATATCTTTTTGACTTGAATTTTCCTTCTATAGCTAGTTTCATTATTTCTTTGCGAGATTGGCAATAATGGCAAATAGGGCATTCAAATACGTAATCATTAGGATCATCTCCAAACTTTTCTTGTGCAATTTGTAAATATTCTTCTTTCTTCATGGTATCACACTCATCTTTTGTCCTTTAAAATCTAAATTCACAATATTTTTTTCACATCGTATACACCATACTTGAAATCCTTTTTTGGTCCAACCACATTCTGTTCTTGCCCAGTCACGAGGACTGATATCTGCAGGTCTTTCTGGCATGCAAGTGTTACAATGAAAGTACATGCCAATATCACTGTCTTCGTATTTACCTTTCATATTGCTAGACACTCCATCTTTGCCACCAAGGGAGTTTTGATTTCCATTCAAGATAAGCCAAGAAGGCATCATATCTTGGGATTTGTTTTGGTGGACCTCTCACATATGCAGGGGAATCTATTACTTTAGATGTCATCCTATATGATGCGCAAATGTATGTTGGTTTGGATTCTCTAAATGATTCAATCCTAACTGGTCCATCTGCAAGTTTGTCACTGTGTTCTTTTTTCATTTAATCATCATTTCCTTTTTCATCTTTCTCATAATATTCCGTAATTATATTAATAACAATATCAGTCATCTTTACGATTCCCTTTCCATTCTCATGCAGTCGAAGCTGATGCTTTAGAAGTGATACGCCAACAAACTCATTTAGAACTATTGTTAACCTGTCTGGCTTGTGTTTTTTGGTTGATGATTTACTTTTCATTTCCATTGGCAGCTCTTCCATTCATTAGCTCCACAGACTCATTATACAGTTTCAGGTTTTTGAACTTTTTGCTGAATCTTAAGCTCGACAGAAACCTCTGCGCAGTCTGTATCTGGATCTTCAAGCCATTCAACTTTTTTCTCCAATAGATGAAATGTTTCCATAACCTGGGTGGGGTCACTTGAATCAAATATTTCAACTATCTTTGCCTTTGATCTTACGATAACTTCCTTTGGATGGTTGAAACTCCTTACTGTGTTTTGGTTTTGGTCAACAACTTTAATTTTCATAGTATCTAATCATATCAACACATGTTAATAAATATGTGTAAACATGTGGGCAATAATGCCCTAATAGACAAATATAAGTATCCATGCGCATATTTCTAGTAAGATATGGCTACTGATAGAAATAAAGGAAATCGACAAACTGTGAGTTTATACGATGATACAATCAAGTGTTTAAAAAAAATTGGTAAAATTATGGTTCCAGAAGATGTAAAACCACCAAGTTATGATAGTATAATTTTAAAGATATCAAAGGACTGGATCAAGCATCATGATTCCGTCAATGATGAGAAACAAAATGGTTGATCGTACTGAAGACACTAATCAGGAATGCATAGATTCCCTAATTGAAATAATCAGAGTTGTGAAAGAAACCAAAGCTCAATTGAAACTATACGAACAGGTTTTGATAGAATCACAAAATGAATTTATCAGAAGATTTGCAAAAGAGTCACAAATTGAATTTCTCAAAAGGTTTGCAAAAGTGAAGTGATTAGATGAGTAACGAAACAGAAAATCAAATCACCACTAAACAAATGCAGCAATATTTTGAGAACAATGATGTCACTACTGCGGATATTTCATTTCTAATGGGAATGTATTCTGCTAAACATCCTAAAGATAAGAATTGGAATGATATCGTACAATACTATATTTTGAAACTTCAAGATGATTGGTATGGCACATATCTCAAAAAAGAACCAGAATATACCACTGACAAGAAAGAATGGATAGGCGTAAAGAAAGATGGGAATTAAAATTAGTGAACCAGTAATTGATGAAGAAGGAGGCTCCATTTCTGTCAGTATAGACTATGATGTAGGAAAGAAAGACTGTGATCATGTGTGGTACAAATCACTATTACTTTTTGTAAAGACATGTGACAAATGTGGAAGAATAGAACCATTAGAGGATGAAGATTCCAAATGAAGACACAAAAAGAAATAGAGGAAAAATATGAAGAGCTCAATGAACGAATGAGAAAACAATCACCTTGGAACTTCTTTGGAATTGCATCAACTGACGGTCAGAGATACATACTGGAATGGGTGTTGAGTGATGAAGAATAATGCCTGAATACGCAGGAGATCACAGACAATGTGATTGTTGTGAAATGGCAAAGTACACAAGTCAAGATATTTCATGGAATCCAAAATGTGTACTGTGTGGAAAAGACCTGGTAAATGCAAAGAAGGGAGATTTTTTTAAATGAAGAGTGATTGGCAATGCTCCCATTGTTTTAAGACATATAATTTTGAAGAATGGAGAAATCTGAAAACAGTATGGATAGATGAGAATCAAAGGCAATATGGAAAGACTATGGCCTGCACGTGTGGAAAGTTATTTCATGTAGACAAGTGGAAATTGAGGACAAGGCACAAACTGGGATATATTGTATCAACTGTACATCTTGAGCTTGCACATCCTAGTAACATGAATTTTTCAACACTAGATGAAGAAACAATGTGGTATGAGACCATGATATTTACAGCTGACAAGGCAGGGAAAACTCTTAATTTTCAAGTTCGATATCCAGACCAGAAAAGTGCAATAGAGGGACACATACTGACATACAAGATGCTGCCAAGAATTGCTGAGAAACCAGAAGATTTCCCACAAGACATAATCAAAATATTTCTTGATGTGTTAGATAGAGACGAATACCAGGAAGAAAAAGAAGAATTTCAGAATACTATATTTAGAAAAGAAAAGAAGGTTTAAGCCTTTTTGGTGGCTTTTGTGATTCCGCTTAATGCTGCTTTGAATCCGTTCTTTGCAAGAATATCAAATCCTGCAACAGTTGCAACCAAAGCTGCTAGAATCATAAATAATTCCACATCACCAATACCTTCAGCCAGGTTGTTTACGGTATTGCCCACAAATGCAATTCCAGTGAACACAGCAATCATAGCGGAAGCTGCAGCTTGTCTTAGATCAAATGACTCTATGCCATTTTTGAGAAATCCAAAGATGTTTTGCAGAAGTACCCCAGTTACAGTAATTATTACGATTACTCCAATTGGGTCTAATCCGAATATTTGCATTGATCAATTCCCAGAAAAAATGCATATAGAGATTGTTTTTTTCTTATTAATTTTTCTCAGAGTAGACATTCACTTAACAGTCCAAGATAACCCTATTGTTTATGAACTGGAAGAAAAGATTTGCAAAGATAATGGGCTCGTACATCACGGGATACAGTGGAGGTCTTGCATTACTATTTCCGCTTACTGCACTTAATGACTGGAGACTTGACTGGCTATCGTTTGTAACCTATCCTGCAATTGCAGGCATATTGGTCGCAGGTCCGCAGTTAGGAAAAACTTTAATCGAATATGGAGTAACTGAAGAAGAATGAGCTTCATGAATTTCATAAGGAGGAATTTCTTCATCAGGAAAGCTGGTGAGTTAGAAATGACTGCATTTGCAATGTTTTGTGAAATGTTTGATCCACACGATGACTGAAAGATATTAGTCAGCCGTTACCTTGATGAGCAAATCTTGTAGTTTGTTATACACCTGACCGTGAATGTTTACACTCAATGTTTCAGGCTTTGACTTTGTGAATATTTCCTGCAAGTCCAGTATCTCCTGTTTTTCTACTTGCCATTGTCCCTTGTCAGTTAGCATCTTGGTTCTGACTTTTCCCAAGAGTCGTGATAGCTTGCTCATTTCCTCAACGTTCTCTGGCTTTCTTGTGTTGATAAGGCCGATAAGTGCTGCGCCTACTGTAAAATCAGGATAAGGTGCAAGTACTTGTGCAGGAGTTAATTTTTTGAGATCTTCTGGGGATCTGTCTTCTTTACTGCCATCTTTAAGATTTGTTCCATCGGGATTTAGTATGACATCTTTGAGATTTAGGATTGCAGTTTTTTCTGTAGGCATTTCTTAATAGGAATATTTTGAAAAGTTATTAATAATTTACTTATTTCTTAATAAGAATTATTGGTTCTAAATATTTTAATACGATAATATTTCTTAATAAGAAATGAGACTGATTCTTTCTTCTATAGTTGTTTTTACAGTGGCATTATCAATATTATCGGCATCAGTATATGCACAACAAAATGAAGTAACAATTCCAGCATGGGTTAAGGGAGTCGCAAACTTTTGGGCTGAAGATAACATCAGTGATAGTGAATATGCAGAGTCACTTACATTTTTGATTCAACAGGGAATTATCAAAATTGATTCTGAAGCAATGCCTCAAGCATCACAAATTTCCCTAGCTGATGAAGAAAAGAGGCTTTACGAATTAGAATTAGATCAAAAAGATGATAAAATCAATATATTGGAGAATGACCTTGAAGATACTGGATTGGACAACTCAAAATTACTCCAGAACATAGTTGAAAAAGATCAGGAAATTGAACATTTACAAGATGCACTTACTGCGTCTGATGAAAAGTTTGAGAATTGGAAGAAAGACAATCCTGTTAAAACTGGAAACATTGGTGGTAAAATGATCAATGCCGAGACAATAAAAGAAATGGAAGATGAAATTGATAAACTTAAGCAGACCAATGCAGAACTTGAAGAAGAGATACGTGAATTAAAATCCAAATAGAATCTAGTTTCCTAGATTTAGATTTCTCAATGCAGTGACAACTTGTATCAATGATGCTCCCACTGGTATTGTCTGCCTTGCAACAGGTGTTCCACCAAAGAATCCAATCAATGCACCGTTTGCATCTGATGTGCCTCCCTCAATATCTATTCCTGAGACAAGGGTTCCATCAGAAACTACGCCAAGTTGCACCAGTCCATCTTCTGTTCCACTTGTTATGTCCTGAGAACTGACAGATATTCTACCATAAACCTCATCAGAGCTAGCGGAATTTTCTGCCATAAAGTCAATGTTTCCCAAGGTTCTGCCATCTGCAGGAGTGTTATTGTTTTGGATTATTTGCAAAACCATTGCAGCGGAATCTATTGTCTCGGTTCTCCAAGTTGTCGTGGTGTCATTTACGTCAATGGTTGGGTTTGTTCTGCTTGCACCAGTCCATAATTCAACACTGTCACCTAGGTTTTCAGATACTATTTGGATGGATGTGGCTTGTGCATTAATCGCATGCTGTCTTCCAGACTGTAGGAATTCAATTACATCCTCGTCAATTCTAAAAAATGCATCTCCATTAATGTAAAAGTCATGAGTGTTTCCATTCTCAGTCAAATATTTCATGCCTCCTGCATCTG